GCCAGAGATCTGGTGGATTCCGAGCTGCTCGAAATAGGGCGTCACAAGCGCGAGCGAGATCGCGTAACGCTTCAGGGTTGCTTCCCCAAGCTGGCCGTTGATGTGCTCGGCCCATTCTGCGACGGCTTCCTTCCATGGGATTACGCGCTCCCCGTGGCGGACTGCTGCCGTGATTTCTTTGATCCGCTTGTCGCGGAGCCGGCACGCATCTTTGAGATTGCTTGTGTGAAGCGACTCTCTATAGCGTTTGCCTTTGATGATGACGGACAGACACCACGTCTCTCCACGTTTGGTAAGGTTCTCTGGCACTCTGCTTCCCTCCGGGCGATGTAGTTTTCGATTTTGTCGGCGTCATAAGTCCATGTGGCGCCGATCTTCGCTGCACCGGGGAGTTCTCCGCGGGCGGCCATACCCTGAACCGTCCGCGGGGACACGCCAAGCATCAGGGCGGCGGATTCTGTGCGAATACGCGCGCGCATAGCTATGCGTCGCCTTTTGTTTTCGGGCTCATATCGACGATCTTAAGCTCGCCCTTCACCAGATTGCGCATAAAGGCGATGCAAATAAACGCGACGAACTCCTTCATCCACAATTCGTCGAATTGAGCGCCTTCTTTTTGTTCGCCAAGGATAGACAAATTATCTAAGCCCTTATTAATCGCAGCCACGCGGTCAAAGGTGACGGCGTCATCGCATGTTTGCAGAACCGCAAGCGTGCGACGGGCCGTGTAGTTATCTATGTCCACGGCCCGCGTCCTCTCTCCAAGTGATGAGGGTGTCGACCACCCAGATGATCCCCGCGATAAACGCGAGGAACCAGATTGCGAGCGTGAGAGCCCAAGCGACGAGATCGATAATCATGGTCGTCGCCTCAGTTGGAGCCAACGCCGAAGCGCAGCGTCGGTTTCACGTTCAGGCGGATCTGTTTGGAGATTGTCTCGACGTCCTTGGCGCGATCGCCGAGGAGCTCGCGCACCTTCTTGCTGTCGATGCGCGTGGTCGAGCTCTCAGACTTGGACACGGTCCACGTCGAGCCTTCTGCGGGGACATCCTTGATGAAGGTGATCAGGTCGTCGCGGAGAAGCTCTTTGCGCTCCTCCAGAAGCTTAATCTTGGCGACGATCTCGCCGTATTCGTCGGCGACTGAGTTGATGTAGTTGTGGCCTTCTTTGGTCATCGCATATCTCCTTAGCTGATGCATAGAAGATATGCGATGACGCATACTCAGTCAAGTGGGGCGCATATTTATTTATGCGGCTTCGTATTTTCCAACAATTCTATGCGCTTGGCCCCACTCATCCCTCTGCAGGACGGTCGTCTTCGGCCCGTTCTTGGGCGGATTGTATGTCTCGACAGTCCATGTCTCGTCATCCCAAGCCACCAACAGCCTGATTACGGCTCGTGTCTCCCCATCAGCGTCTTGCCTGATGAAGATATGGTCGCGGTTCCTGATCTGCGGAAGCTTGGCATTGGAGATGGCGTATTCCCCCGGACGATACGCCGGAGCCATGGTCTCGCCAGACACCATAACAACAAAGCAGTTTTCAGAATCGCCAATAAACCACGGCGCGGGGGCAAACCGCGGTTTCTGCATATCTATGAACATTTCCCCAGCTCTCCTTTCTTGAGAGTCATATATTTTTAGGTCGCCCTTATCAGGGCGGAACAATGATTGGTCTGGTTTGACTAGGAACATTCTGTCGTCGCCTTCGCGAATCAGGCTCGACAGCCGTTCTTGCTGGACGGGGTCTGGTGTCGTCCCCTTGAGCCACCTTGAGACGGTCGGCTGAGACACGTTGCATATCTCGGCCAGGTCGATCTGAGACCACCCGCGCTCGTTCATTAACTCCTTTATTTTATCGATGGTTATCATGCTTTTTCTCCGGATTTTTATATTTATGCGCATAGCCATACGCCGAAATTATTCACAGGGCAATCAGTAGAACTACTTACTCGCTTGACAGTATGAATATTCACGCATATACATCGCCGCATGAACACGCATTTAACCCCTATGCGGGACATCCGCACGCTGCTCGGAATGACGCAGGATCAATTCGCGGCGGCCACCAAGATCAATCAGTCGACCATCTCCCGGTGGGAGTCGCGCGGCTCGACGCCGTCGGCTGACGCGCTGGCGAGAATCCGACGGGCCGCAGTGCGTCGTTATCCGGAATGGAGCGACTCCCTCTTTTTTAGCCCTTCTGCAGTCCGCGCGGCCATCGCGTCGCGCAAGACGCAAAAAGAGATCCCTCCGCGCTGATCATGCCGCGGATGGATAAAGGCCGGCAGTCTTCTCCGCCGGACTTTCCTCCCAACCTTGCCGGCCCTTCGGGGTCGGCCTTTTGGGAAAGTTTTTGAGCTTCGCCGCAATGACGCGGTGAAGGACACGGGACCGGAAACCCCGTGAAATACGCAGAAGTCGCGTAACAGCTTTTGCGCTTGCGGGGGGCGATTGGTCCAGAGTTGCCCCCCGTTCCTTTTTAGAAAGTTTCAACATGTCTTCTGCGAAGAATACATGCGTCGCGGGTATTGATCCCGGCGCAACGGGAGCGGTGTCTTTTCTGTTCACCGCGGCGCCGCAAATCGTGACGGCGTTCGACATGCCGGTAGCCGATGGCCGCGTCTGCGCGCCGACGCTCGCCGCGTTGTTTCGCCAATTCGCGCCCGATCTCGTCGTCATCGAAAACGTCCACGCCGTGCGCGGCAATGGCGTTTCTTCTACTTGGAATTTCGCCGTCAATCACGGCGTGGCGATCGGCGTCGTCGGCGCCCTGCAGCTTCCCGTCCGTTATGTCGCGCCCACGAAGTGGAAGAAACACTTCGGTCTCGGCGCCGACAAAGAATTGAGCCGCGCGCGCGCTCTTGAGACGTGGCCCGCATGTGCGGACGCCTTCTCCCGCAAGAAAGATCACGGCCGCGCAGAATCCGCGCTGATCGCGCTCTACGGGCGCATCCACTTCGTTCAGGAGATCGCCGCCGATGACGCCGCGAGTTGAGCCCTCACGCTGGGGCGGCACGAAGTCGAGCAAGAACCGTGGCGGCGATCTCTACATCGCGAACTTCATCTTCCTCGTCGAGCTGCTGACGCATCACAGGGATCGGGCGCCGAAGGACATCCACGAGAGCATCAAAAAATTGGAAGTGAAAGTGAAAGGGCAAGTTGATGGCGATTAGTCTGGCAAGTCTACAGAAGGTGCGAGCGACATCAGCTCCTCGCATCGTGATCTACGGCGCCGAGGGCGACGGGAAGACGTCCGCAGCGGCGAGCTTTCCGAACCCGGTCTTCATCCAGACCGAAGTCGGAACCCCCAGCGATCTGGAGCTGACGTCGTTCGGCAAGATCGAGAAGTTCTCCGACGTGATGGACGCGATCTCCGCGCTCTACGGCGAGGAGCACGACTTCCAGACGCTGGTGATCGATTCCGTCTCCGCCCTGCAGCCGTTGATCTTCGCAGAGACATGCGAGCGCGGCGACGAGAAGGGCGTGAAGAAGTCGTCGATCGAGGATTTCCCCTACGGCAAGGGCTACGTCTTCGCCCAGCGCGTTCTGGCGGAGTTCATGCAGGCGATTAACGCGCTGCGCGAACATCGCAACATGACGATCATCCTGATCGCCCACGCGCGCATCACCAAGTTCGATGACCCGGAGACGCAGTCTTACGACCGCTACGAGCTCGACATGCACGCCAAGCTGGCGCCGATCCTGTCGCGCGACATGGACGCGATCCTCCTCATCAAGAAGTCAGCGGTCATCAAGACCGAAGACGCCGGCTTCAACAAGTCCCGCGCGATCGCCGATGGCGGCGGAATGTTGTGGACGCACACCGAGTCGCGCCCGGCATACGTCGCGAAGAACCGCTTCGGGATGCCGAGCAAAATCCGCTTCGAAAAAGGCAAGTTCTACACCACCGTCGAAGAATTTTTTCCGAAGAAAGAGCAGGAGTAAATCATGGCTAAGTTGGATTTTTCTTTTGACGCATCGAAAGTCGATACGACCGATGAGTTCGCGCCGATCCCGAAAGGCAAATACGCCGTCGAGATCATCGAGAGCGTGGTCAAGGAAACCCAGAAGGGCGGACAGATGCTGCGCCTCACAGCGCGCGTCATCGAGGGCGAATTCGAGAACCGCCGCATCTGGACGAACATCAATTTCCGGAACCCGAACCCGGTGGCCGAGACGATCGGCATCAAGACGATGGCGCAGCTCTCCAATGCGTGCGGCATCACGGGCGGCTTCGACGACACCGAGGAGCTGCACTTCAAGCCCATCATGGCGGAAGTGACTGTCGAGGTCGATAAGAACGGCCAATACAGCGACCGCAATTCGATCCGCTCCTTCTCCCCCTACGGAGACACGCCGAAGGCCGCCGCACCGAAAGCGGCGAACGCCAACACCGGCAGCAAGCGTCCGTGGGAAAAGTAAGGGCCTGATCGATGAAAATGCCAGAGCTTAAATCAAAGACCGCAATCGCGATCGAACAGCACTACAGCAAACAGCAGAAGCCTGTGGATCACCCCACGCTGCGGTGCTCCAAGATCGGCGAGGAGTGCGAGCGGTCGCTCTGGTATGATCTCCGCTGGTCGACGCCGCTCGTGCGACATGAAGGTCGTGTCGAGCGGCTGTTCCAGACTGGACACCGCGAAGAACAACGCATGATCGCCGACCTGCGCGCGATCGGCATGGTCGTCTACGACAAAGACCCGAACACCGGGATGCAGTTCAGCGTCCGCTTTTGCGATGGCCTGTTCAACGGCTCGTGCGACGGCGTGGGCGACAAGGTGCCGGGCTACGAGAAGAAGCATCACCTTCTCGAATTTAAGACGCACAACGACAAATCATTCCAGAGCTGGAAGCGTGAAGGCGTCGAGAAGTCGAAGCCCACGCACTTCGCCCAGATGCAGATCTACATGCACGGGCTCAAGCTCGAACGCGCGCTCTACGTCGCGCACAACAAGAACACCGACGAAGTCGAAGTCGAGCGGATCAAGTATCAGCCGGAGGTCGCCAAGGCGATCGTCGCCAAGGCCGAACGCATCATCGCGTCTCCGGAGCCGCCGCCGAAGCAGGAGAGCTTCGCGTGCCGCTGGTGCCGTCACGAGAAGATCTGCCGCTACGACGACTGGCCGCGCGCCAACTGCCGCACCTGCATCGAGTTCGACTTCCGCGAGGGCAAGCCGTTCTGCAACCTCCACTCGGAGACGCTGACGATGATCGAGCAGCGCGCCGGCTGTGCGCAGCATTTGTTCATTCCGCCGCTGGTGCCGGGCGAGCAAGTCGACGCCGACGAGAAGGCGCGCACGATCACCTACACACTGCGCGTCACCACGGGCGACGAGGTCTCATACGTCGACGGCAAGGACGAGAAGCCGGAAGTGCCGGAGCTCGCAGAGTGACCGCCTACTACAACGAAATTGAACCTACGGCTGCTCATGTCCTCGAATGTCTCATCAGCGATGGCGTCATTGCCCCAGGGATTGTCGATCGGCGATCAATCGCCGAAGTCGAGCCCGGCGACCTCGCCGGCTTCACGCAGGCGCACTTCTTTGCCGGCGGCGGGCTTTGGTCAGTTGCAGCTCGATCTGCTGGGTGGGCTGACGAACGAGAGCTTTGGACCGGCTCCTGCCCATGCCAACCAATCTCGGTCGCCGGGAATAAAAAAGGTGCTGATGATCCCCGGCATCTATGGCCCGACTTTCATCGACTCATCCGCGCTTGCCGTCCAGCCGTCGTCGTGGGTGAGCAAGTTTCAGGAAAAAATGGCTATCATTGGTTCGACGGAGTCGCCTCTGATCTGGAAGGTGATGGCTACTCCGCAGAAGCGATCGATATTCCGGCTTGCGCCGTCAACAGCCCGCATGTTCGTAGCCGCCTCTACTGGCGCGCGGTGGTCGACGCCGACGGTGCAGGATGCCGAGAACACAGCCGGCCCCTCTCAATTCAATCGCAACACGCTGCCCCTGAATGTGCAGGCGGTGATCCACGACGTGTGGCCGACGCCGGTGGTGTCGGATGTGACGGGCGGACGGAAACACCGGAGCGGGAAGCGCAGCAACGAGCTGCTCCTGAATGGTCTCGCCCATGGGACGAAACAGAGTGGATCGAAGGAGCAGACGGGAAGTTCCGGCGCATTAAGCCCGGCCTTCGTCTTCTGGTTGATGGGCTTCCCGGCAGGGTGGGTCTCATCCGCATTGGCGGCAATGCAATCGTTGCCCCGCTCGCGGCGGCTGTCCTCCAAGCGGTGATGGAGAGTATTGATGTTTGAAGAACGCTATTATCAGACCGAAGCGGTCGACGCTGTTTTTGATTATTGGGCGCAGGGTGGCGGCAACCCGCTGGTCGATCTCGCGACCGGCACCGGCAAGTCTTATGTGATCGCCTCGATCATCAAGCGGCTGCTGAAAGAATATCCAGGGCTGCGAATCCTTTCGCTCGTTCACGTCAAGGAGCTGGTGCGGGGCAACTCCGATGAGTTCCGGCGCCTGTGTCCGGAGATCCCGATCGGCATCAACTCCGCCGGGCTCAATCGTCGTGACACGCAGCAGCAGGTTCTGTTCGCCGGCATCCAGAGCGTCGGCTCGAACGCGAAGCGTCTCGGCGCCCGCGATCTGATCATCGTCGACGAGGCCCATCTCATCCCCACGTCCGGCAACGGGCGCTATCGGAAGCTGATGGAGGATCTGCGCGAGCTGACCCCATCGATGCGCGTGCTCGGCCTCACCGCCACGCCATTCCGTCTCGACAGCGGGCGCCTCGACGTAGGCGACGACGCCCTGTTCGACAGGACCGTCTACACCTACGACATCGGCAAGGGCATCGAGGACGGCTTCCTGTCCCCGCTCATCTCCAAGGCCACATCGCAGCGGCTCGACGTGTCCGGCGTCGGCAAGCGTGGCGGCGAGTTCATCGCCGGCGCCCTTGAAGATGCGGTGAACGTCGAGGCGGTCACGAACGCCGCCTGCGACGAGATCGTCACCAAGGGCGAAGACCGCCGCGCGTGGCTGGTGTTCTGCTGCGGCGTCAATCACGCGGAGGCCGTGCGCGACTCCCTGCGCGAGCGCGGCGTGGTCGCCGAGATGGTCACGGGCCAGACGCCGAACGACCGACGCGACGCCATCATCCGCGCCTATGCCGACGGCGAGATCAAGGCGCTGGTCAACGTGAATGTGCTGACGACCGGCTTCAACGTCCCGCACGTTGACATGCTGGCGATGCTCCGCCCAACCATGTCGACGAGCCTCTATGTCCAGATGGTTGGCCGCGGCACGCGCAACGCCAAGGACAAGGACAACTGCCTCATCCTCGACTTCGCCGAGAACGTGCGCCGCCACGGGCCGGTGAACGACGTCAACGCGAGCACGGGTCGCAAGGGCGGGAAGGGCGACGGCGCGATCCCCGCCAAGGAATGTCCGAACTGCGCAACGCTGGTCGCCACGCGCGTCTATGAGTGTCCGGACTGCGGCCACCTGTGGGAGAAACCGGAAGGCCCCAAACACAACGCCCAATCGGATCAGGATGTGGAGATCGTCGCGCGGCAGAAGCGCAGCGAGAAGTGGCACCGCGTCTCGTCGATCAGCGCGCGCGTCCACCGCAAGGACGGAAGTCCGGACATGGTCTGCGCGACCTACTACTGCGGCTTCAATCCCTACAACCAATACATCCTCCCGCAGCATCCAGGCTATGCCGGAGACAAGTCGCGCGCGTGGCTGCAGGCCGCGCTGGGGACGAGGACGGTCGCGCTGTCCGAGATCATCCAGCTCATGAACAGCAATAAGAGCCTCGCCGAGATCCGGGTGGATCAAAACGGAAGGTTCATGGAGATCATCGCGTGGCGCGTCACCCGCCCCGATGGGACGGTCATCGAGATCGACAAGAACCTGCGCATCAAAATCGCCCCGCGCGCGGAGGCAGCAGAATGAAGCGCCCAGCCGTCAGACAGTGGAAAGACCCATCCAAGCTGACACGGCAAGAGGCGCAAATTTGGGAAATGAGTCAGCGCGGGATGACGACGGCGGAGATCGCTGAAGCCATGGAACCCGCACTAAAGATCTCAACGATCCGGATAATACTTCGCCGGATCAAAGAGAGGTTAGGTATCAACCAAAAGGAGAGTGCAGATGTTTACTGAGACGAAATACGGAATTGACGGCAAGGAACTTGAAGACATCAACGGCGCCATCGCGGACAACGCGGTCGACTCCGCGCGCAAGGCTATGGGCGCCGATCACCTTCCGAAGACTGCAGACGATAAGCGCAAGCGCGACATGATCGCGAAGGTGCTCAACAGCCTGCAGAAGTATGACGCGGCACTTCCGGAGGGGACACTCGTCGCCCCCGTTCAGGTGCGCAAGTCCGCCGTCTTCGATCAGCTTGAGGCGAAGCTCGCAGACGCCCTCAATCTTGTCGACGACGAGATCACGCACGCTGTCACGGCGCCGGCCATTATTCGGAAGACTAAGTGACGGCCCTTCTCAAGTTCGCCGAGGCTTTCATTGTTTGCCTCGTCATCGGCGTCACCCTGATTTCTGGGGTGGCGCTTTTGATCCACTCTTTATTTGCTCATTAGGAGTCTGCGATGAGCGTTATATTTTCCGACGACGTCCCAATCATGCCGACCGCCATGAAGAACATCATGCGCGATGTCTGCGTCAAGCATCGAGTCTATCCACAGTGGCTCGTCTCCGGATCTCGCGAGGTTCGCGTCATCCACGCGCGCCGCGAATACGTCTATCGCTGCCGCAATGAAGTGCGCAACGCGTCTCTCACCCGCATCGGTAAGAGCATCAACAAGGATCACACGACCGTGCTCTACGCGCTGCGCGTTGTGTCTGACAATCCGAAAAAGATGGAGCCGTTCACTTACTCTCTCAAAACGTCCGAGCGTTACACGCACAAGCTGACGCCCGAGGAGACGATCATTTTCAGACTTCTCGAACGCGGCCTCTCTCATGAGGAGATGGTGGCGGAGACCGGCATCAGCTCGCGTCGCGTCAGCGATCACAAGTTCTCGATCAAGCGCAAGACGCTGCGAGCTGAAGCGAAGGGCCTCACCCTATGCGTGGTCTGATCTGGCTTGCTGGCGGCATTGCCGCCGGCGCCATCATGACCGTGGTCTACAGCCCGGCGCCGATCGTAACCGGCTGCGGTGTGGAGCGCGTGATGACGAAGGTGGCGACAGCATACGTCCTCAAGCCGCCACCACCGATCGAGCATGTGACAATCGTGAAGGAGGCTTGTGTTTCAAATTCTGCTGAAAATGAAACTAAACCGGAATCAACTAACGCGGATGAGACACAAAAGCCGCGCCATCGCAGGTGGCGGCACATGCGCAGACATAGGAGACATTGGTGATGACTGACTTCTTTAACACCTATCCCGACCTCGCGAATGTCGAAGACTGGCTAAACGCCAAGGGCTACACGGGTGAAGCCGGTGCATGTCATCAGGCGATGAGTTTAATCCGTAGCCAAGAGAAGCGTATCGCTGACTTGCGTAAAGAAGCTGACATGATGCACAGCGAATACAAGACAGCCCGCGCCCGCATCGCGGAACTTAAAGCGGCGCTGAAGCCGTTTGCTGACAAGGCGGATAAAGCCGAAGGCCCGTTTGAGCCGCCGTATCCTGTGGACTATTCGTTATGGAGAGCCGCCCGCGCCGCTTATCTGGGAGAGAAGAATGACTGACGAACCTACTATACGGATACGCGACGGGTCTATGGTCACGCGAGAAGAATACGACGTGATGGAGAAGCAGGCCCAGAAGGCGAAGGCCAACCGTCAAGTAAAGCCTGACAGTTCGCTGAGCTACAGCGAACTTGTGGATTGGCTGCGCGATAACGCAATCGGCGTTGTCTCATTTCGCCCAAAGTTTATCGAAGCCGCAAACGCCATTGAAGCATTGATGGCCCGCATTGAGGACATCGCAGAGCTATACAACAGCGCTCAATTGTCGCCTGTTACAGAGAAGATGCTAAATGAAGCGATTAATGAGATTGTTCAGTTAAAGGCGGCGCTTAAGCCCTTCGTTGACATGGCAGACGAGTATGACGCCGCTTTTCCTCGGCCCTTGAATATTTGCCTTGCAGAATATCCAGAGGATTACCCTTTGTGGTGTCAAGCCCGCGCCGCTTATCTGGGGGAGACTAAGTAATGCAAAACATCAACCGCACATACGACCGCCCGCCGGTCGATCAGCTCACGCCGACAGAGCAGCGCGTCTATGACCTCTACAAAGAGGGCAAGTCGCGCAAGGAAATTGGTGAAGCTCTCGGGATGAAAGTCAATTCCGTCGGACGCCGCATCACGGCAATCAGAGAGAAGGTCTCGCTACAATGAGCCAGCGTGAGAGTGGATATGAACGCGTCGCGTTCGATCAATATGAGACACCGGCGTGGGCGACGCGCGCGCTTGTCCCGCACATTCCCGAGCGTGTGCGGAACATCTGGGAGCCGGCGTGTGGGTCTGGGAAGATGGTCGCCGAGTTGTCGCGCACACATTCTGTCGGCGGCACTGACATCCAGAGCGGAGAAGACTTCTTCTCGACGCAGGGATATGGCGGAGACGCCATCATCACGAACCCGCCTTACTCGATCGCGCAAGAGTTCATCGAGCACGCGCTTGAGCTAACAATGGCGCAGTCCGGATTCGTCGCGATGCTGCTGCGCTGTGACTTCGATCACGCGAAGACGCGCCGCCACCTGTTCTCCAATCACGCGGCGTTCGCGAAGAAGCTTGTGCTCACAAAGCGCATCCGCTGGATCGAGGACAGCAAGGGCTCTCCGTCTTTCAATCACGCGTGGTATTTATTTGACTGGCAACATAGAGGGTCTCCGTCTCTTGCTTATCATTTTGAGGAGAGGTGACATGGTATTCAAGAATGATGACCTCACAGGTCAGCAGCACTTCAGGTGGACAATCCTCGCATACGACTTTCAATGAAGCTCATCGGCAAACAATCACGCGTCCCGATCACATGCTCTGCGTGTGGTCGGGAAGCTGGCCCGACGGGATTTATGCCGGGTCGAGATGTCAGCTCAACTTATTGGCTCTGCCGACACTGTGTTTCGCTCGGCGCAAGGATTTCAAGAATGAAAAGATCAGACCTCACCAACGCCGAAAGGCGAGCCATCGAAAAGGGCAAGGGAGAAACTGTCGGCGGATTCCTCGACGCCTTCATGGGCGCCATGTGGGATGAGGGCGTCCGCAACCTCACCGAGCTGGACAAAGACAAGTTCGGAAGTGTGCTCGAACGATTGAATAAGGAGGAGAAGCTGCAGCTCCTGCTGGAAGACTTCCTCCTCGAATACGCGAAATTCATGCGCGACTATTTTGAACCGCCACTGCCGGAGAACAACCAATGAGCTCACCCTATTCTCTCCACGGCGCGGACCTCATCAACAAGGGCTACTGCGCGATCCCCTGTCATCCAGGGGCGAAATATCCGGGCCACTTCTTCGGCGGCCAGTGGATGAAGATGACCGGCTGGACGACGAAATACGCGTCGAGCCTGCCCAGCCGCATGGATGTCGCTGGATGGAGCCGAGCCGAAGGCGCCGGCATCTGTCTCGTGCTGGGCCGTGCGTCGCGCGGCGTGGTCGCGATCGATGTCGACGTCGACGAGGCGGTCAACGCCGTGCGCCTGTCCTTCGACGCCACGCCCGTCGCCAAGCGCGGCAAGAAGGGCTGCACGTTCTTCTTCCGGGGTGATGTGAAGTCCACAGCCTTCAATCGCGAGAACGCGGACGGCACGCGCGAGCGGCTGGTGGATGTGCTGGCCGAAGGGCGCCAGACAGTCCTGCCCCCGACAGTCCATCCAGAGACGGGCCAGCCATATGAGTGGATCGGCTCGCCGCTGTGGGAGGTGGACATCAATGACCTGCCCGAGCTGCCAGCCGACGCGCTGGAGATGCTGGAGCAGGCGCTTGCGCGATATGGATACAACCCCAACAAGCTGCGCCACACGGCGGCCACGCAGGAGCTGCGCCCGGCGCGCGAGCGGACAGATGAGGGCGATGGATCTTTCGCCGGGCTCAATCAATTCGCGATGGAGAACTTCGGCTTGTGGGTTCCCAAGCTCGGGCTGCAGAA